TAGATATTGAAAATCTAATTAGAGATGACCTAACACAATCAATTGCATCAGCTATTGATTTAGGTGCATTAGCAGGCTCTGGTTCAAGTGGACAACCAACAGGTATCAAAAATACTTCTGGTGTAAACACTACAACCTTTGCAGCAGCAAATCCTACCTATGCTGAAATTATTGGTATGGAATCTGCAGTTGCAGCAGACAATGCATTAATAGGCAATCTTTCATACATCTGTAAACCTGCAGACTATGGCACATTAAAAACTGTTTCTAAAGATTCAGGCAGTGGTCAGTTTGTAGTTGAGCCAGATGGAAGAATGAATGGCTATGGTGTTGTTAGATCAAATCAAGTTACTTCAGGTGATTTCTACTTTGGTAACTTCTCTGATCTATTAATTGGTATGTATGGTTCACTAGATATCACAGTTGACCCTTATAGCTTGTCTAATACAGGTAGTATTAGAATTGTTGCTCTACAAACTGTAGATGTAGCAGTTAGACATGCTGTTAGCTTCTGTGTTTCTAATGATGGCTAATTAATAAATGCTAACTTGGAATGGGGGGAGTAATCCCCCCAACTTAAATATGAAAAATTTTTTAATACTTAGAGATACAGTTGCTAAAGGGCAACGTGTCAAAGCAGGTGACATAGTAGAATTGCCAGAAGATATTGGATATGAGCTATGTGCCTATGGAAAAGCTGAACCACATGTAGGTAAAGCTAAACCTAAAGCAAAAAAAGAAAATAGAAGTGTTGGCTTAGAGAAGTCAGAGGAAGCTCCAAAGAAAAGAGCTAAAAAATAATGCCTTTAGAGAGTGCTGCAGATTTTTCTTCATATCTGGATGCAACAACAGGCCATGCAGTCACTGCAACATTCTTTGAAACAGGTGTTTTATTTGATGGCTTTCCACTTATTGATAGTCTGGGATTTATTGATGATGGACTTTCAACGCTAATAAACATAATTATTGATGATGGTTATTTTGATATAGGTGGTCAGTCTGTAGATGTGGCAGGTTTTGAACCAAGAGCTATATTAAAAATATCAGATGCACCTAATGTTTCACAAAATGACAAAATAGTTGTTAATGCAATAACAACAGATCAAGGCAATACTCTAAAAGCTCAAACTGAATATAGAGTAAGAACAGTTGAGCCAGACAATACAGGTCTAGTTTCTCTAGTCTTAGAGGAGCAATAATGTCACAGTTTAGATTAGAAACAGAAGCAGATATGGCAGCATATCTTGATATTGATTTTGGTCATGCTGTGTCAGCAACTTACACAAAAGATTCTATAGATACTACAGTAAATCTTATTCTTAATAATGAATATATAGAACAAGATAATGGTGTTGGTGTAGAAGCACTAAAACCAGTTGCATATTTAAGAACTGTAGATGCACCAAATGCTAGTTTTGGTGACACATTAGCAGTCAGTGCTATTAAAGATGTAAATGGTAATACACTGAAAGCTGCTCAAAATTACACGATTGTAAATGTGCAAGCAGACAGAACAGGTTTCTCTGCTTTTGAATTAGAGGAAGTCTAATGTCACATGTAAGACAACAAATAAGAGAATATTTTGGTACGACATTAAGTGGTCTTACAACCACAGGCACTAGAGTGCATGAATCCAGAGTCTATCCTTTAGAATCTTTGCCTGCTTTAGTTATTTACACAAAATCTGAAACTTCAGAACCAGTAGTCATAGGTTCTGCTAGAGAATTACTAAGAGAACTAGAAGTAGTTGTTGAAGGCTATGCAAAAGCAACTACCAATTTTGACGATACAATTGATACAATATGCAAGGAAGTAGAAGAAGCAATTGCAGCAGACCCTACATTAAATAATGTAGCTAAAGATGCATTTATATCTTCTACTGAAATTGATTTTAATGGTGAAGGGGAAAAGCCTTTAGGTTTTGTGACTATGACCTTCACAGTTCAATATCACACACATGAAAATGATGTTGAAACAGCAATATAGGAGTTAAACATGAAAATGATTAGTCCAGATGGTAAAGTTTCTATAGATGCTCACCCTTCTAAGGTTGAGTCTTTATTGAATATGGGTTGGAAGGAAGAAGCAGTCCAGTCTAAAGACAAAGTTAAATCTTCTTCTAAAAAGTCTAAAGACGAGGTAGAAAATGGCAACACATAAAGGTAGTGAGGGAGTTGTTAAGGTTGGAGCTAACACTGTTGCAGAGGTTAGATCATACTCAATTGACGAAACTGCAGACGTGCTTGAAGATACAAGCATGGGTGATTCAGCAAAGACCTACTTAGCATCTCTAACTTCTTTTTCTGGAAGTTTAGAAGTGTTTTGGGATGAAACTGACACAAGTGGTCAAGGTGCTTTAACTGTTGGCTCATCTGTGACTTTAAATGTATATCCAGAGGGTGCTGATAGTGGCGATACCTATTATTCTGGTACAGCACTTGTGACTGGTGTTTCAAGGTCTGGTTCATTTGATGGCATGGTTGAAGCAAGCATTTCAGTACAGGGTTCTGGTGCATTAACACAATCAACAGTCTAAGATGAAGGCTATTGAAAACGCTAAAAAACATTTTGCAGAGCAAGATGTAAAAGTAATTAAAGTTCCAGAATGGGGTTCAGATGATGAGCCTTTAATGATATACAGCAAGCCATTAACGTTAGCTGAAACTTCTAAACTCTATAAAATGAGCAGAGAAGATGATCTAACAATGATGGCTTATGTATTAATTTATAAAGCACTTGACTCTAATGGTGATAAGTTATTTAGCCTTGAAGATAAACAAGCATTATTAAATTCTGTAGATAGGGAAGTTTTAATGAGGGTTGCTCAAGAAATAACAGGTCAAGAGCCAGTAGAGGAAGTTAAAAAAAACTAATTAAGGATGCTAATTTATATTCACAATATGCACTAGCAGAAAAGTTAAATAAAACTTTGCTTGAATTGCAGCAAATTAGTGTCCAAGAATATCAAGGATGGATAGCTTATTTTGAAATAAAAGCTGAAAAGGAAGATGGCAAATAAGAAAGTTAAATTTACACTTACTGCAGTAGATAAGACTAAAGCAGCTTTTGATAGAGTTGGTAATGGTCTTAAAAAAGTAGGTGGTGCAGCAAGAACAACAGCAAAAGGAGTTGCAGGCGTAGGTCTTGCAGCTACAGGTGTTGCTGCTGCTTTAACTATCGCAACAAAAAAATCTTTAGATTATGTTGATGCTATTGGTAAAACAGCTACCAGAACAGGAATATCCACAGACTTATTACAAGCATTTCAACAAGGAGCAATAGAAGCAGGCTCATCTATAGAAGCAGCACAAAAAGGTTTAGAGAAATTTACTAGATCAGTTGGTGATGCAAGCAGAGGTTTAAAAACACAAGCAGACATATTTAAAGATATGGGTGTTGAAATTTTTGATGTCAATGGAAACATCAGGGACATGACAGACATATTATTTGATACTGCAGATGGTATTGCTAATTTTAATTCAGAAGCAGAGAGAGCAACAGCACTTGCAAATTTATTTGGTAGGTCTGGTACACAGTTCCAACAAATTTTTGAGGGTGGAGCTGAAGGCATCAAGGATTTTATAGAACAAGGCAAACAACTTGGTTTTATTATTGGTGCAGATGGCATAAGAACTGTTGAAAAATTTAATGACACAGTATCACAAATAAAAGCATCAGCAGGTGGTCTGGCAAATCAATTAGTTGTTGCATTAGCACCTGCATTTTTAGCAATTGCAGAAGGTCTAAAACAATTTGTAATAGAACAGGCAGCAGCAGTAGGTGGATTTGATCAATTAGGTAAAAAAATGGCTGCTGCTATTATTGGTGCTGTACAAGTATCAGTAGAAGCTGTTGGAGAGCTAATTAATTCACTAAATGCTATAGGTCAGTTTGAAAAGCATTTTGGAAACTTTTTTGTGATACTTGGAAAAATTAGAGGTATGGACATTGAGTTCGTACCCTATGAGCAAGTATTAAATGTAGAAGCAATTAGTGCAAAAATGGATGATCTGTTAGAAAAAGTTAAAAACAGTGATTTTGTAACACAGGATTTTATTAATACATTAAAAGGTATGGGTGGTGGTTTAACAGACTTACAAAATCCAATGGCAGTATTTATGGCACAGCTTGAAGATGTTAATAAATCAATTGGCACAGCAGCAGTTTCTTCTATGAAGAAATTTGAAGATACAATTATCAATGGTATTAAAAGTGGAAAATTAGCTTTTAAAGATTTTGCAAACTTTGTCATTGAACAATTATTAAGAATAGCAATACAGCAAGCAATTATAAAACCACTTGCAGGTGCTATATTTCCTGCATTACCAACCTTTGATAATGGTGGATATACAGGAATGGGAGTTAGATCAGGTGGTGTAGATGGTAAAGGTGGATTTCCTGCAATCTTACATCCTAATGAAACTGTTATAGATCATACAAAAGGTCAAAGCATGGCATCTTCTGCTACTGTAAACTTTAATATAAACACAGTAGATGCTTCTGGTTTTGATGAATTATTAGTATCAAGAAAAGGCATGATAACAGCTATGGTTAATCAGGCTATGAACTCAAGAGGTAAGGTGGGTGTAATATGAGTGGTGCATTTCCTACCAGTCCTGCTTTTAGGGCATTAAATTTTAGAAACGTAAGGCCTACAATTGTAGATCACAGCTTATCTGGGAAAAGAGTTGTCAGGCAGATTGGCTCACAATATTTTACTTTTGAAGTTGTTATGCCACCTATGGTTTATGCAGATGCAATGGATGTATTTGCATTTTTACAAAAACAAAAAGGTAGTTTTGAAACATTTACAATCACATATCCAACAGACAACAGAGGAGCAGGTAAAGGAGAAACAGATATATTAGTTAATGGTACACATGCAGTTAGTGATAGCACGATTGCTTTAGATGGTTTTGCAGCATCTACAACAGGCGTATTAAAAGCAGGTGATTTAATTAAGTTTGCACATTCAAAAGTTTATATGGTTCAGGATGATGTTGATTCTAACTCTAGTGGAGAAATAACAGTTTCTATAGAACCAAGTTTAGTGACTGCATTAGCTGACAATTCAGCAGTCACTGTCAATAAACCATCTTTTACAGTTTATTTAACGTCACAAGAAATTATGTACACCACAGATGCTTCTGGTCTTTACAACATACAATTTGAAGTAAGAGAAGTTATAGAATAATGGCAAGGTCTATTAGTTCAGGCTTGCAAACTCAAATAGCCAATGATGCTAATAATATTGCTTTTCTAGTTGAGTTAAATTTTTCTACACCTATAAGAGTCACTAACTTTTATAGAGATGTCACTTATGATTCTAATTCTTATGAAGCAGGTGGTAATTTCTTAAATGTAGCTGCATCTCAAGAAACAGGTGAAGCTGCAGTGCAAGACCTGCAAATTACTATGTCTAATGTTACATCAACAATAAGAACTGTTATTGAAGGTGGTGATTACATAGATAAATCAGTAAATGTTTATATAGCCTTTTTTGATACCAATGAAACGCTTGTTGATGCAACAACATTTTTTTCAGGCTTAATAAGTAGTTGCAGCATATCAGAAACTATTGATTCATCTGCAGTGACAATAAATGTTGCTAATCATTGGGCAAATTGGAATCTAAAAAAGGGCAGGCACTTTACTGACGAATCTCAACAACAAGTGTATTCAGGTGATAAAGGCTTAGAATATGCAGATCAAACTAAAGATGATATTAGATGGGGTAATAGCTAATGGCTATGGGACCCGCAATTCCTGCTGCAAAATCTATTTTTGCAAAAATTGGTGCTTGGTTTGCTACTAGCAAAATTGCAAAGGCTATAAGTTGGGCAGTCACAGTAATTACTGTTGGGTCAGGCATTAAAGGTTTTAGAGAAGCACAAGATTTAATGGCTAAAGGGCAGGGCATATTAGGTCAAAAAACTGCTCAAGGTGGGAAGATACCAGTCATATATGGAAGAAGAAGAGTTGGCAGCACATTAGCATTAATGCATACACATGATGGCAGAAGTCAAAACCTTGTAGCTGTATATATGTTATCAGTAGGTGAGGTAGATCAAATAGAATTAGACACCATTGAAATAAATGGTGTATCTATAAAAGATAGAAAAGTTTTTCATCAAGGCTATTATGCAGGTTCAGATAAAATTAGTTCTGGA